AAGTCTACTTTCTTCTGCTGCTACAAGTTTGTCAAGAGCTTGCATCTCACCACCCATTTGAGTAGCAATATCACGCTGTGCTCTTTCAGCACCTAAGAACACACGACCTGCAGTAGCTTCTGCTCCACGTTCGCTTTCTTTAGCTGCCTCAATTGCTTGCGCTGCGGTAGATGTTACTGCTTCACGTGCAAGCTCATAGGGTTCCCTCTGAATACCCAACTGCTCGTAAAAGTTTACGTCAAGTTTTTTACGAGCATCAGCCATAAATTTTTTTGCATCTGCTTCAGCTTTTTTCTGAATCTTACGTTGTTTTGATGCCTGAGAAAAAGAAGCTGCGGTTGTACCTGCTGTAGCCGCTAATCCTATTCCTGCTGCAATTGCTGTAAATCCTGCCATATTACAATACTTTAATTAGTTCACCTATGTACCCGTCTCCTAAGATATACCCTAATTCTTTATAGGTATCCTTAAGCCCCGGGTGTTTAATCAGAGCGTAGCAATATCTATGCCCTGTATTTCTACAAATATTAGTCAATGTTTCGACTAACAATTTTATTGCTTCACTTCTCTCAGGTTTTTTCTTGTACTCCTTATTGGAAATAATCCAATCAACCCACGCCACCTTTGAGTTAGTGGTATATATAAACCCTGCACATATCGGCTCCTCACCATCAAGAACCATTATACCACCCTTGCCATCGTCCGGCAAAAAATCTCGTTGAGCAGGCTCCCATCCCCAATCTTTCCACCACCCTACTAACGTAGAATCATAATCATTTTCGTTCAATGGTCGTATAATTAATGCCATCTATACAAAGATATTGAAAAATTAAGGATAACTTTTCATCACTTCTGACTCTACGGCAAAGAGTTCTACCTGACTAACACTATTGTTTTCAAGGTTGAAAACGCAGTAGTGTCCGAGGACACCGTGCGATTCTGCCACAGCGTTTTTAATGAACATTATATACGGGTTCTGTATAGCCGGGATTGTTGCCCCGGGTATAGTTGTGTCTACGGTAATCCTGTTAAGGTTTGATGGGTAGTTGACCTGAATATTGGTTACTTTCCCAAACAACAACGGAGTATTATAGGTAGGGGGTAGACTGTAGTACAGCATATCCCCAACGCTTATGATACTGCCAATGGATATAGGGTTTGCTCCAATCGCAAAGTTGACCTGAACAGCAGCTCCTGTTCCGGTGATGGTAGCACTCCTGCCGATACCATTGGTAAGCCTTAAAGCGTACTCTGATGGCTGTGCCGGTGTAGTACCTGCGTTGCGGACAAAGGCAAAGAAAGAAGCTTCCTTCTTCTCAAAATAATTGCTTTCTACAAAACCATCGTCCATTAAATCAGTTACCATTGTAACCGCCCAAGGTGCATCTCCTTCCAAGTTAATAGTCTTAAAAAGCTTGTTTTCAAGCGGAGCCTCATTAAACACACTCTGAATTGTAGAAGCATATTGAACCCCATAGAAGTTATTACGTATGTTGTTTACGTTGTGTCGGTACAGGTTTCCCCCCTTAAACGTATAGAAATAGTTGTTCATCCCAATCATCCAATCAGGATGAAAGGAATAGAAGGACGCCCATCCTTCTACCCCTTCGCTATATGTTAGTGTATAGTTAGGCATTTATTAACATTGAATTGCTGAAGAAGAAACAATAACACCATTTCCATCCAAATCCCAATTCTGTGTAGGAACAAACGCATATATCTCTGTGACAGGAGACTGCAATGCTGCATCCCAACAAAGAACACAACCCGGAGCAAGAGACAATGCAGGGCAATCTGAGTATAGTGTCTTAGGATTAGAGTCTGCATCGCTACAAGAAGCTCCAACGCTTACGTTGCTAACTCCGCATCCACCAATAGAGTAAGATGGTGTACAAGTCTCGCATATACCTGTAACAGTAGCTACAGGGTTTCCTAATGTAACACTAACCTCAAGGTAATATCCTCCATAGGAAACAAAGTATGTGCCGGTAGAAGCTGCAGAGAATATAGCTCCTGATAAAGTAGTACAGTTGCAGAACGTAGGGTCATCACCCGTTACAGTTCCCGAAACTAAAAAGTCACAGGCATCTTCTTCTGACGCATCAAAGCCTACCAAAAATTCGTTGTTACAAGATGGACACGAGACTTGAGGAAGCAGTGCTCCTGAAGATTGTTCACGTGAGATTACTCCGTCAGAGTAAAATCCATCAGCCGCAACCGTTGTAAGGTTGGCATCGTCATAAATCACCGAAGCTGCGCTGAGCGATGGTCCGTCTAAATAATAAGTTCCTTGTGTTGCCATTTTATTTTATTTTATAGTAGTAAGCATCCGCAACAAGAGTCAAATGCACTTGTATCGGAATAACAAAGTGATACTTCAGTTCCGCATCCCGGACAAGATTGTTGCGCTTGCAATACTCCTGAGATTTGCTCACGAACAATACCACCCTGAGAGTAGTACCCGTTAGGAGCCTGTGTCGTAAGCGCTGCATCTATATAAATACTTACCGCAGAAGCAAGCGTGCTGCCACCACCTAAGTAGTAACCCTGAGAGGTTGGGCAGTCACAACAAGAATCTGATTCGTTTGTAGCTGCATAGCAGAGTACCGCATAGGCAGGTAAGCATCCGCAACAAGAGTCATTTCCGTCAATTCCTGAATAACACAATTCAAGAGGCAATGAGCTTCTGTAATCCCATATTAAATATAGGTATTGTCCGCTACTTGGTACAGTAAAACTTCCTGTATAATATCCTGCTGCTCCTGTAGGTGCAACAACTGTAGCTGCAGCAAGTAAGTTATTCATACCTACTTGTGTATTAGGATATAGCGTGTTGCTTCTTAAGTACCTGAATTTGTTTGTAGCCGGATTGAAATTAAATGTATCAAACCCTTCTTTGTTTGAAATCAATTGCATTGTTGCTCCCGAAGGTGGAAATCCTCCCGTTCCTTGTGGTCCAATAATAATATTATACTGAGAGACAACAGGACTTTGAGCTGAAGAATCAAATGTAACAAGTGAAGATTGAAGAGGAGATATAAAAGCACCGCTCGTATATCTATATTCATTATGTATGAACTTTCCTGCATCAGGGTTACTTGTCAAACATACGTTTACAATCCCAATCTCATTAATATCCACACAATTAACTACAACATTCACATTAACTGTATCTGTTGCAATAATTTGAACATTTAATTCATTAATACTATTACTGTTTTTATTTATTGTAAGTGTCCCCGAAGTGGTTACAGGTCCTGAAGAAACCACTACGATACCGTATGTTACAATAATCTCAAACTCTGCCGTAGACGATGGGTCTACTGTATATACAATCAAGCAATCACCTACTGTCGTACTCTCAAACTCAACATCATAATCTCTGTTTGTTCCGGCTTCAATAGCAAAGTCTTGTTCAATACCACAACTGTAAATGATGGGAGGAATAGGGACAGTTCTGTCGTTTGTTGTAAGAACATACTCATTCATATACGGATCAAAACCTCCAAGCTTTTGAGTATTGAACGATTCTATAAAGTTATCTCTAAACCAAGTCCGCATCCCTTGCTCAGATACCACTCTTAGTTGGTCTGTGCTATACGAGTTTCCGATAAGCTGAAGCACAGCTCCACGTTTTACGTCAGTGAAGAATCTATAGTATCCCCATTGTACATAGCTTTCAGGATGGAAGCTGATGCCATACTTCTCTACACGTGCAATCTGAGTACCCAATACTTCAGGCACAGAGGTTATAGCACCACCGGCAGCGGCATCTGAGAGTAAGTTCTTACCTGCAAGTACGTATGAAATCTTGTCCTCTTGAAGAGTAAGCACATCAGTCTCACGTCCGTCTAATTTATAGATTGGACCAAAGGATACCTCTAAGTATTTATAGTTAAGAAGCCCTAAGTTAAACTCATTAAGTTTATTAACATTTGACTCAAAGTTATACACACCGCTATAGGTGATGTCTGCAAAGCGTCTTACCTGTCTGTAATCCTGAGCCGATACTGACGTTACACGATTACCAAGGTTAAAGGTTTTACCGATAATTGAGTCACGAATCTTATAGCTCTCTGCACCATTACCAAAACAGAAACAGTTAAAGAACTCTGTATCTACTATGGCAGGTACAGAAGATGTTTGGTTTTGTACGTTACCTAAGTGTCTTCCATTAGCATCAATACCAAAAGACAAATGATTTTCAAAGAACACGTCAGGAAGTGAATCAAGTGGCTGCGTCTCAAATATCAAAGTGGTCTCTGCCCTAAAAACTTCAATGTTTACAGTAACTGATGACCTACGCTTCTCTCTTGACAAGACACCACCACAACGGAGAGTACCGCTTACAATTAAAATAAGTTTATTGCTGTTGGGGTCTCCTGAAACAGTAGGGTATCTATAGAATCTGTAATAGTTTGTGCATAGTGCAGTTGAGATGTCCGTATTGTTTGATGCAAGCGTTGGTATAAATTCATTTTCAATAGGACATTCATTGCCACCCACCTCCTGATCTCCATCATCGAGTATCTGCTCTACGTTATCTCCAACCCACCAATCTTGCATATTATCATAATTGGCAGAAGCGACAAGCGTTTTTTCTAAAGTATAAATACGTCTTTCACAAGCACCATTACCTTGACCAACCCCAAGACGCTGAAACTTAAAACTCATCTTGATACGACTGCCTGCAGGAACGGTATAGTCCACCCACGCATTTGTTGCAGTATCAAACCTGTTCATTGGGTAGTTCAAGATGGGATATTCTCCTGCATCATTTTGATCTACCTGCTGAGTGCCGGGAGCAATAATTGCAAGTTCGTCCTGAACAACTGCAAAACTGTTTGGATTAATCTTCATATATACCCCTGATGGCACAGGTATATTTACAGCAGGGTCAAGCTCACTTGGTATCTCAATAAATCCTGCCTGCTTGGCTTCTTTCTCAAGCACTGTTGCGTATACACAACTATTAGTTGGTCCACTCGTGTCAGCTTTAACAATAAGCCTATCTCCTTGCTGAACCTTGCGTGCGTTCTCTCCCTCAAGCAAAAAGTATGCGTTATTACTTTCAGGGTCATCAAAGAAGATACTGCTATATATGGTATCATAGCTTTCCTCGTCAGGCTTAATAACAAACTTATATCTTTTTGCCCAAGCAGGAGCTATCTGTGTTGTAGGTATCGTAACCCTTATAGAGTTCTTGGTATCAGATGCAGAGCAAGGGACATTCACTGTATTATTTGGACTTACCAAAGCTGTAGTTGAACGATTAAAATCATCCATATACACAATACCAATCTCATATCCTCTATTGCTATGCAAGCTTCGAGGAGAGTTTATTTTCTGATAAAAAGCTTCAGCAAAGTTTACAGACAAATACTCATATACGTTAAACGTAGGCGTAGTTGTGTTGTCAACATACCGCATAGCAGGAAACTGAAAACCAATTATCTGACTTGCAGGAGTTGTAATAATTTGAATTGGTTGACCTGCAGAAGCGATACCACTTTGAAACTTTATTAGCGCATCTAAGTTATTGGGTAACGCACAGTTAAACTGATCTGTAAATGTTATGCCATTACAAGAGTTTGCTACAGATTGAATATTTGCAACAGTTCCTATGACATCTTGAAAAGCTACACTTGTAGCCATTTGATACACGGAGGTATAATTAGTTGGCAGCGTAAATGTTAAAGTGAGGTTGATGTTTTCACTCGTCTCTGTAGGGAATGGTGTACTCCCTGCAAATGTATTGTGAGTTAGTCTTACGTCTAAGGTAATTGAAGAGCCTGCAATTAAATCAACACCTGTAAGATTAATGTTTACAGTAGCATTTGGTATTACTTGAGCGCTTCCAAAATTATATATACCAACAACTGTAGTGTCGGGTAAAGAAGTAGTGCCAACTAATTCAGATATAAGATTAGTCGTATATTCAAACTTTGTAAAGTTTCCGTTTTTATCAATCAAGTCATACCCCTCGACATAGTTTCCGTACATCAAACGATTGCCCATAATAGTTTGAGCTCTTGAAAGAAGCGGCACATTATCGTAAAGTCTAAGAAGTTCAGACTCGGGAAGAACTGTAAATATCTTACTGTTGCTAAAAGTGTATGTATAATTAGTATTGTTTGCGAGACCAAGCTCAGCTTTGTCAAGCTTCTCAATAACCTTAACAATACTCGTACCTGCCTCCTTAAATAAAAGGTCAATCCCTTTGACAAGTGAACCACCTGTATTGTATGTGAGTATGGCTGTATTGTTTATGTTAACCATACCCTCATTGAGGTAGCTATTAATACTAAACTCAAATGGGTTTGGTGTAAATGCAGGAGCAGACCACTGAGAGGTTGCTGAATACTCGCCATCCTCGTACCTATAGCGATATGCAAAACAGATGAACCTCGTCTCCATAAAATTCTCTTGCTGACCGGTTCTTATTTCACGAACAGCAGGAGCTAATACAGGCGGTTTTTTAATTACAAGCAGAGACTCTGCAGTAAATTGGTCTATGTTGGCTACGGGATTAGGATAGTTCCTTCTTATGTTAAAAAAACGTGGAGGATTGTAGTTGTCAGTAAAGAATATCAACTGATCAATTAAATCTACACCCGTAATTAAGTACTCAGGGTTAAAGTTTAATGTAGTATTTATATTACCACCATCATTAATGCTTATTACGTGGTAAGTAAGAGCATTTTGAGTTGTGTTGTATGACACAATCATATCAAGTTTTCCGGTAGCTCCAACCGGGAAATTTGGGTCGTGAACAAACCAAAATATTCTTTCGTTTGCACTATCATCAATTGCGCCAATACATTTTGCGTTTGCACTAAGAGGAGTATTATTGATATACTTTAATTGAGTAAGTAATACGTTCCCTTTTGCGTTTTCAATTACACCAATCTCAGCCTGTTCCGTAGAACCCATACGGACGTTGAGTGCATCAATATACTCTCCGTTTGGAACAAGTCGCTCGTCTACGACCTTGTTCATTCTGCCTGATATGAAGTTCCTTGTTATGTTTGGCATATTATTTCAACCACTTGTCCATACCACGCAGATTCATAAGAAGTCTGCCCGGATGAATGTTACTCATTCTAATTTTTGCATTGCGAAGTAAAGCTGCCTTTTCTTTACGAGCACGAGCAACGATGTACTCTTGCACACCAAGTTTAGAATTTAGTATCTCGTATTGAATATATGCGTAGATATACTTCTCAAATAATTTGTTTACACTTACGATTGAATCATCGCCATTCTCCATACCATCAGAGATGTACTCGAGAATAACAGACTGATTATACATATCAGAATTAAAGTTTATTACACCCATCCTCTGATCAATAGCAAATGTTGGGTTGAAGTTTGCGGTCTCGGTATTCAAGCCATAGCGCTCACCGAGGCTATAATCAAAATACCAAACCCCATCAATATTCCAACCAAGCTGCCCATTATACCTGCTTTGTGGATTTAAGTAAATGCTTTTCTTTATACCATCCAATCTCTGCAAATCAATCTGAGAGAATTGAGGAGATATTGCGTTGCCATCTTGGTCAAATAATATCGTACCTGTTTGATCCTGCAGATATGCAAGAGAAGAGAGTATCTGAATATTCTCTGTAAGTGGTCTTAAGTAACCATCTTTGTACAGGTTTACTCTCACCCAATTTACGTAGTCTGATGGAAAAATGTAGCGAAGCGTATCGTCAACTGTAAGTTGTAATACTTTTATTTGTTTGAACGCATCGTAGTTGAGCTCCTGTATCGCACGTTTTGCGTGAAATAAAATCTTGAACCGCTCTTCATTATTTACAAGAGAGTGATTACCGGCATACATCAACATAAAATTGTTGACAATATCAAACAGACTTACATACTGATACGAACCCCAATTAACATCTGTTGGTGGTACACCGTTATTCTCGTAATATTTATATTGAGTAATGTATGCCATAATTATTGCGATTGTTTTTGTTCTTCAGCAGCACCAAATTGAACAGCCATTATCTCACGAATAGACATACCTGCATATTGAAGAATCTTTGTTACAAGCTTGAACTCATCTTCTGCAGGAACTTCAAAGTCTTGATAGTCGGGCTGCGATTGGTCAAACACCGGCTCTCCACCGGTTAAAGAAACGAATGTCCATTTAGGGGTTTTTGGATACCTAAAATAATTTGCATCAACTTCGTTTGGAAGATTAATGGTGGAAGGGAACACAGTAACTATACTCCCCTCTTGTGTATAAGCAGGATATTGTTCAGTTGGTGATGTAAGATTTGATGTGGTAAGCATTGTGATTTTATTATGCGTTACCTTCTCTGCTTCTCCCTTAAATATACGTGGAACTACCGATGCGTCATAACACATTATTTTATTGATCATAAAATAATCAAACCCTGTAGTAGTAATAGACGGAAGAAAGAATCTGTTGGTAGCAGGTGCAACCTGAGATAGGGTTGACGTTACCGCAAAGACCTCCATAGCTTCTTCAATAGCCTTTTTTTGGTCAGCATAATCTGCCCCGGACCTTCGTAAATTCTCTAAATTTACAGTATTATTATACTGAGAGAAATACTCGTCAAAGACCTCAAGCTGCGCTTGTTTGGCAAACAGGTTAAAGTCTGCCGGTGATATGTACCCGTAGTTATTTTTATTAAGCACGGATAGTACAGTATTTCTAACCGAATTTATCATTATAGTCTTTTTACAAATATAAACAAAAAAAGAGGGTATAGAAATACCCCCTTTACCTAAACACTATGAAACCATTGCCTATGCCAAATTGCTTTCAAGCATCTTGAGGGCATCAATCCCTTCGTCCGTCTTCAGAAACTCAGCAACAGTAGAGTAAGGGTCTTGAGCATACGGCACATTCAACATTTTCTTCTTGTTAGAGCCCGTATTAAACCATACCTCCTTTTGCCCGTTCCTGAACGTCAACAATTTATTATCAAAGAACACGTGTACGTTTGATTGTAGCTTTAGCGTTGGGTCCCCGAGTACATTTAAGAACCCTTGGGGGTCTCGCTTGGCAAAAATCAGTACATCTCTCTTAAGCTCGGGTGTTGTGAATCTCGATGGGTCTTTGCCAAAGAGCACCCTTGATACGCTTTCAAGCTGCTCCAAGGAGAGCTGTCGAGCTTGAATCAAGGCATCTACCTCTGCACTAAGACTTTCTACCTCTTTTGCAGCGTCTTTCTCATTGTCTACCTCAACAAATGTTCTACCATTTAACGGGTGATAATACAAGAACTCCTGTAAAACAGGGTTATTCTTAGGAACGCTAAGAAAGCCGTTATCGAATATAACAGGTTCGACAATGGCATTACCGTCTTGATCGTCCTCAAAAGGAGTCTTTTGATTGACAGCGTATCGCAAAGGTCTGTTAATGTTGTTTTCTTCATCGAACCACAGTAATGGATAACGTCTTGTATTTCTTGATGGTAGCGTATATGAGAGGGGGGCTACTTCCCCTTTAAGCTTGTAAATCCTGTCAGCAGGAACCAATTTCTTTTTCATTAGATTTTAATTTGATTAGATTAAAAATAAGGGGGAGTGTCTTTGAAGACACCCCACCCTATATATTTTTCTTCGATTAAGAACCGTAACGGAACAATACGAAGTTGTTAGCACCCAAGGTACAAACGCAACGCTCAGAGAGGAAGTTTACCTCCATTGCATCGAGATCGCTTGTTTGAGCACCACCGGCAGAACCTGTAATCCAAGTCTTGTATCTGCGGTCTTCTGTTTCAGAAGCACGATAGCGGACGTGGAGGAAAGGACGCTTAGCGTTCTTGCCAAGGATTTGATCGTACACCGAAGTAGAACCGGCAGGAACCAACAGACCTGTTACAGTGCCTACAGCAGCAGCACCTGTAGGAAGACCGCCACGAAGAGTAGGGTCGTTCAGGTACTTCCAATCAGACTTGTAGAAGTCATAACCTCTGCGGAAACCGCTGAAGCCAAGATTCAAAGCCATATCCTTGTCGTTGTCAAACAAACCGTATGAAGTACCGTTTGCTCCGTAGCTGTTCTGAGCAGCGAGCATATCGTCAATGTCAAAACTAAAGGCACGGTTAACGAAGATTACGTTCTCTTCGATAGAGCCTTGCTTGTCAAGACGAGAGATAATGCTGTCAAAGTCAGCAAGTGTGGTTGGGTTTCCACCGCCCCATACGTTACCACGAGAGTTTACTACGTAGAAGATACCTTCTGAACCTTTGTTACCGTAGGTTGGGTTCAAAGCTGCGTTAGCAACACCTGAACCTGACTCAGCAGGAACAGCCTCGATCATTGCAGTCTCAAGGTAGTCCTCAAAACGCAGACGAGTTTCGTGCTCGCTCTTCAAATACCAAAGGTATCCGGTAGCACCATTCTCAGTAGTTACTTCAACCCATCCAATCTGAGCCATATCAGAACCGCTTACAGCGTATTTGTCCTTGATGATGATTGGTGAGTTGTCGAAGATTTCGTCTTCTGCTTCCAAAGAACCGATCATTCCAACAGTTCCTTTCTTGAACTCAGAACCGTAAATCCATACAGAAAGAACAGCACTGCCTGAGAAAGTTTGACCACCTGCTTCGTAATAAGCAACATCAAAAGTAGCTGCAGTGGTATTCACAGCAGTAACGATACCCTTGTTAGAAAGACCGGTAGCGTTGTCAGAAATGAATACAGTCTGACCGGCACGAATAGCGATACCACTTACGTTAGCATCGCTTACAGTGATGGTAGCAGAATCTGCCGCAGCAGCAGCAGAAGAGTCGCAGTTTACATACTTAGTATGCAAACGACCTTGTTCAGCCCACTTAATCATATCTGAATTAGAGGGCATTTCAGCGCCTACCAAACGAAGGAAGGACGCTACTGTACGATTACCATAACGCTCAAACTCTTTCTCATAAGTATCAGGGAGATACTGATTTAGGAAGTTGAAGTTGGTAATGTAGTTTGTTGAGAGGGGGACTTGCTCCGCACTTGGCTGAAGCTGAAACCCCGGAGATGCTAAAACTGCCATTGTTGTAAATTTTTAATTTTATATTTTTTTAATGCTGCGGATTTTGAGACTCCTTCCGGAATCCGGTGCTACCGCCTTCACCTGCATCCCCCCTTTACTTACAACTTCAGGCGCTCTACGCTCTGACATATTAATGTTTTTAGTCTTACGCATTACGTCTTCTGTTGCGTCTGCCTGTCCTTGTTCATAAAAGTACTTGGCAAACTTATCAGGGTTCATTGCTATGGCTAATGCCTTATGGTATCCTGCAGCGTCCTTGATCAGCCCACTCTCATCCAAATACTTGTTGATAAAGTTTAATGGAGTTGATTGAACCTTTTTTAACTCTGCAGCAGACCCGGGAGAAAATACAACCTTCTTGTCATCAATGGAGAACTCAAAACCTTTGAAGTCTTTACTAAAGACTTCTTCGGACTTTTGGTCAAACCAATTGCGCTTACGCTCGTTTTCCTCCTGCAAGGTTTTTGCCTGTTGTATATACTGACGGTACGCCTCAAACTCTTCATTGTCATCGGGAGATAAGCCATTTGCTCTTGACTCAAGAGGCAGCTTGTATTTCTCCTTTTGTTCATTGAAGAAGCCCTTGGCTTCCGCAACAGCCTTTTTACGTGCTATCCTTACCTTCTTAATCTTGGACTCATCATCAATGTCCTCATCGTATTTGTAGTCCTCCATTAACACATCAATGTCTTCTTTGTCAAGACCCTTCTGTGTGGTGGCAAGGTATTCACGAAGAATTTGATCAGGGTCCATATCATCGTAGTTCTTGTTGACTTTAAGGAAGTCCTCAAAACCACGCCCTGTCTCCTTCTTAAATTTCATATAAGCAGCAACATCTTCAGGAAGTGGCTCAGACTCTTTACGTTCTGACACCAACTCATCAAAAGAGTTGATTTGCTTATTATAGCGTTTTCCGATATATGAAAGAACTTGCTCTTCTGTCAGCTCTGCCTCTTTCTGCTCCGTTTCGTTTGTTTCGTTTGTGGCAGGTTCAAGCTTAGATGTGTCTATTTTAACCTCATCTGTTGCCTCTCCGCTCATCTGCTTTTCGTGCTTCTCAAGAAGTTCTTTTTCAACTTCCTGTATACTTTTACCCTCCACCGTGTCAAGAGCTCTTACTTTAATTTCCATTAGATTAGATTTAATTTGTTACAAATTTATACAAAAATTACGAAATTTTTAGCGAGGTTCAAATTCAGCTAAGTCAAACCCATCAAGGCTATCCTCATTAGACTCAAAGTCCATAGGGGGTAGGTTGTTCTTTCTTTGATTGATTAGCTTTGACTGCTCACTATTTTGTTGGCTAATACGCCTTGCCTTCTCCTTTTCCTTCATATCCTCTCTGCTCATTAAAGCTGACTCTTTTAGACCACCCAACTGCATTTGATATTGGAACTCTTCGTTCATTAGCATCCGCTTCATCTCAGCCTCAGCTTTAAGTTTCTCAATATCAAAAGCCACCTCAGCCTGCTTAATTTGCATCTTAGCCTGAGCCTCGAGCTGTATCTTTTGCATAGCTGTCTGAGCAGCAATCTGTTGCGATTGCAATTGTTGCTGCGCCATCATAGCCTGCTTCTGCATTGCCATTTTCTCCTCACGCTCCTGTTTCTTCATTCGCTTTACCTTAAGAAGTTGGTTGGCGAGCTTGATATTTTTGAGCTCACGTATGTCAATGGCATCCTCAAGATTGATGTCTCCTTTAGAAAGAGCCATCTGTATGTTTGCCTCGAGTTGAGCTTTCTGTTCTTCGTCAGGAGATACTTCCACAAATATGCCAAAGTCATATATGTACAAGTCGCTAATCTCATTTAAGATAGACACGTTATACTTACCAATCTTATTGGCAAAGTCGTCCTTGAAATCAGCATACTCTAAAATGTCTGCAATCCGGTAGGTAAGGGCTTCAGCAAGCGACCTGTAGATGAATAAGCCTCCCTCAAGAATGTGGCGTGTAGCCGTATTGGAGTTAAGTGCAGCGAGCTTTTGGACCCCTACCAATGCGTTAGGATCAGGCGTAGACCCATCCCTTGCCTCGTTAAGTCCGGTCACAGACCTAATCATATCAAGGTAATGGTTGTAGTTCGCTATCAGCATCTGCGTCTTAGAAGCCCCCGAGTTGGAGGTGAGCTGAGTAATAGGAACTCTTGCATTGTTGAAGTCACCCTCTTGGGTATAACTACGTCCGATAACACTACCTGTTTGGAAGTATAGCCTCAAGGCATCTTCCGGGTTATAGGCTTGCCCTGTTCCAAGGTCAACCTCATTGAGACCATCGGCATCAATGAACACGCCATCAGGCACAGTGCGTGCAATAACCTGCTGTAGCTTTAAGTGAGTGAGCTGAATCAAATCTGCGAATGGAACCATTCTGCGAACAAGAGACTCAATCACACCCTTATACATACGAGGCGCTACTGCCACGTAATTTGGTAATGCGTGCTGAGAAGTTGATTTAGGACGAACCATATTCTCTGCCATCTGCCACTTAAGCAAGATGTTGGTTCCCATAACCATCACACCATCGTACCACACATCAATAGTCTTTTCCATTTTTTCAAAGTTCCCCTCCTCCATCATTTCTACAGGAGGATTAAACCTGTCATCTTTTTCAATTACACGAGAACCACCTGTCTCAAGAATTTTTTTCTTGTAAACAATTTTCTTTGTGGTCTTATAGTTGAAGTATAAAAGAGTTGCAGTGTCACGATAGAACAAACTGTTCTCATAAAAACGTGCTACGTTATAGTAGTCATACCAACTTTGAGAGTACATTGAAATTTCTTGCAACTGCTCACGAGTAAGTGTTGGGTCAATCTTAAGCAGTTCAGTTATTGGAAGAGTTTTTATTTCTCCCCAATAAAAACAATCTTGAAAGAATGGGTCTTCAGTATAACTGTATACTACATTCGCAGGGTCAACGTATGAAACTTGCACTCCTGCACCGGGAAGAAACTCGTGCTTCGCTACACCAATACCAATGACAGTTAAATCGTAATCTATTCGTTTACGTGTATCTTGATAATGGTTTTCATCGAGTATAGTATTTATGGCTTCCTCTTCTGCAATTTCAATAGCAGGCTTATAGTTAAGCTGCATATACAACGAAAGTTCTTCGTCTGTTTCCGGAAGCTCCTCGGGGTCCATAATAAAAGGGTCAACACCTGTTGACTCTTGTATTTGTGTAAGTACATCTTTAGCTGCCATCTGTCCCTCGATCATATCTTGATACCTACTTCGCTTTGCTTGCGACATCGCATCTTGTGCATACGTCTTTACTTTGAATAATCGGTCAGACATACCATTCACAACAATGTCGACAAACTTTGGAAGAATAGGAACAGGTGTCCAATCTAAGTTCAAATAAGAAAGATCACCATCTATAGCAAGTTCATTCTTGTATTTTTGCACAGACTGCTCTCCACGAGCATACAAACGAAGTCTATTAAAGTCACGCCATTGGTTATAGTACCTACATTGATTACCATCTTTGCGGAACCACTCGTATTGGATGGCTTGACCTACCTGTAGACCAAACGCATCAGAGGCTTTCTCTGCGTCAGATACAAACTGACCCGGAAAACCTGTTGCGGATATATTAACTACTACATCTTTCATTTAATAAGTTCACTTAGCGTTCCACTATTAGTGTACCTTGCGAAATTAATACTAATTTTCGACTCTTTTTTGTCAGGTAAATATACATTTTTTTGGTTTGCCATTATCGCTAACCCCGAACTAATTGTTGCGTCAAACTTAGTTCTGTCACTTATATCAAACTTCGCCCAATCCTCGAGTGTTCTCGTAAATGGCATTGTGCCTATCTCATCAGCCGGTCTATAAGTACTCGTCATATCGAAGCCTATGTATTTTTCAATGTACGTCTCGATGGCTGAGGCGTGCGCCTGCTTCACCTCTTCAGAAGAGTTAGGAATACCACCAAGTTCACGCTCGGTTTTGCTCAGCTTATTGAGCGTACGATCAGGGCGGTTCATACAGAAGTGTCGATACCCCCTATTCTTGAAGTGGTATAGTAGCCTTGGTTTGTTGTTCTCCGCAAGCATCGGCATCCCGTAGAATACACACGCCATTAGCACTTCTTCAAAAAATATTTCTGCCGTCTGAGGACGGGCAATGTACTCTAAGAAGAACTGATTGGTAGGAGCATCGTCCAAGTGGTACTTAGTCATTCCGTGCAGAGACCCGTTTGACCCCCTACCCCCAACTACCGCTGAGATGTCGTATGGGTCACAGCCAAAAGACCCAAGGTGTTCATTGCCGGGGTACTTGGCTCCGTGCCTGTTAATGACGTTGTTTTGCATATTAGTAGGTGGAACCCAACTGATTAGAAACCTGCCACGGGGGTCAGGACTCCATATTACCCTGCTGTCTTTCTCACCATCCTTCCAATGGAATGTTCCACGTGAAACATTATGCGCCTGAATCTGTGCGTCATTGTAGTCAATCTGCTGATATATCTTGGTCAGATTGAATAGCGCCTGCTTACTCTCATCCCTGAAAGCGTGGCTTTCAGTGCGAGGAAACTGACGGTAAAACTCGTTGAGGGCATCAGCGTCACCCTTAAGTGAATCAACCTCAGCCTCCCAATATTCAACGGCTCCATTGGTTATCTTCTGCCCATCTACACCCATTATAGGGTCCGTAGGCTTACGCAACACAGGCATACCATACCTATCAATGAACCCTTCCATATTCGATTCCATAGGAATGAATAAAGAATATAGCCCACTTTTAGTCTGTCCGTTTGCGTTTCGACTATCCAATGACGAATCCTCGTACAATTTCTTATAGTTGTCACCACCCTTGCTTAGTGCATTGGAGGTAGACCCCATCATACACTTGCCAATAATCTTGCTACCCACCCTAAGACAGGTCTTGGTTACCCTCCAATTGTTCAGGATATTGTTTGGCTTAACCCACTTAGCGCTCTCATCGTGCGCAAGAAACAAAAGCTTTTCACCATCATAGCTATTTTCTTCTGTGTTCTTCCAATCTATCGTGGTATCGAGACCATCTACGCTGCTGTCAGCAGCAGTGACCATATTCCTCTTTGTAATCTTAGAGGCAGGAACACGGTAAGCAAGCTCAGTCTTCGGCTTGTCCATACCATCCATTACCGGACGAAAGAAGAATGGCAGCCTGCTGTTGATAGGCACGACCTTGTCTGTAAACATCTTCTTGGCATCAGCACCCGTCTTAGACAGGATACCAACCCTTGAGTCACGGGCAAGCGAGGCTATGTTCACACATTCTGAGGATGCCATAAACGAGAACCCCGAGCGCCTGATCTTGAGGTATATCATCCCAAAGCACCGGCTATCAGCTTTGCAAGCCTCCCAAAAGATAAAGAAGATGCGGTTGGCTTCCCTGTAATCAGGATAGCCTACGTCAATGCTTGACCACTGTAAGTACATATAGTGAGCTCCGGTAATGTAGGTGGGGGACCCATTGTTCATAAACCACAACCCCCCTTCCCTGTGATCAAACTCCTGCTCAATGTAATCAACCCACCGGTTCTTAAACTCGGTAGGCATATCGTTCCATTGGAAGATAGACTGAATCTTGTCGAGCTCTTTTGGTAGGTCCCTGCGCTCCCAATACTGCTCAGCCTTGGAGCTGTGTCTTTGAAGACACTCTTTAGGTGTTGCCGGTAGGGCAATAACTAATCCTGCGATATTGATAATCTCCCCAATCTGTCCTGTCTTGGAGATGACCACCATATCGTACTGCTCATTGTAGCCATACTTCCAAGAACGAATAGTATTCTTTTTGGAGATAGCGTTCTGAGGCACATAGTCCTTAACGACCCGATATAGACCTTCGTTCTGCAAATCCTTGTTTTGTGTCTGTTCTGTTTGGACCGTTCTCAAGCATCTCAAGTGCTTCCTTTTCAGCCTCAATTCTGTTTAGAATCTCAAAGGCATCAAAGATGGCAAGCTTCTTGGTAGCGGCTGCGTTCTTTAGCCTGTCTGCCGCAAGCTCATCATCAGGGTCAGGCTTAATAATCTCTTCCTTAGCCACCTTGATGAGCTGCTCTACCGCTTGATGACCGGCTTCAATAATTTTTAATTTAATGTCTTTCATTTCTTCTCTCTTAAAAATGCAACCTGAACGAGGCGAGAGCTATCGTCTTGTCCAAAGTTTTCAAATATGTTTCTGCTGTGTGGAATCTTAGACTCAAATATAACCATACGGTTAAATCGTGAGTACATCACACAAGCCTTGCGTCCGTCATTGTCATAGATTGTTGTGCCGTCATCATCAGGATGCGTATGGCTTAAATAGAGAATAGCCGTGATGTCCCCCATCATCTCATCCGTATGAATGTAGTTAGGCTCCTCCTGCCCTTCGGGAGACTTTCGTACAAAGTTCCACGCTACCTCATAATGCGGTCCAATAAAGTCCATTACAGTTTGCGCAAATTCATCATCGTGGTCACGAGGTTGAATGTTTTGAAATGTATTGACACCATCGTAAATATCTACAAACTCGTTGTCGAGTATGTCAGACACATAGCTAATAGGTTCGTGGATGACATTATCCATTATGATCAGGTTCATAGTACTACAGTTATTTGATGATCATACATTCGATACAATTTCTCTCCATCAATATCAAACTCATATTCGCTGTCAGGCTTGAAGCAGACCTTGTCACCCGAACGCACTCCCTGACTAATGAGATAGGCGTTTGGGTAGACCATTTCTCCCATAAGTGGCTCGTGCGTAAAAGGTTTATGGATATAAGACTCGGTAGCCGGGATTGGTTTTACAAAGCAATACCTGTCGTAAGTATGCCACTTGCCTTCTTGCTTATACAAAAAGAACTGATCGGGGTCAATCAAAAACACGTCATCACGAAAGAATGAGCGACCGCTTTTCTGTCGACCCCTCATATCATTATAGTACTTGAACACGTTATGGTGCACAAGGAGTGTGTCACCCTTTTTGATTGGACCCTCATATTTATACGGGACCTCTTCCACTACCGCATAACGGTTGGAAAACTTATGGTCTTCCTCTGAGGTATTAACAATCAGGTCAATGCCACCTACTTGCTTGGTGTTGTTGTATCGTGTTCCTGCTTGTGGTTTTACAATGAAGTTGAATAGAGATTGCATTAGTAGTGAATATTATACTCAATGGATACAGGAATTGTATGGCTAAATTCTTTCCATAACATCACCTCGTCCTTATCATTAATGATATAGATTTTTATTGAACCTGTTTGAGGATCAAACTTAATGAGGTGAATCTTGTGCGTATTATCAAGTATGTCTTGTCCTATAAGATAGTGCATTGCACCTCCCTTGTAGTCGGGACCAATTGATATTTTCCTTATATCCATATTTAATTAAATTTAATTTCATTTTGTAAATACTAATGTACTACCCCGAGATAGTCTGTACCCGTTATGCGGTAGACGTTTCCGGCTACCAACCCTGCAGCTATAGCGGCAGCGTTATTCGCATACACGGGGACACTCGGCAGTGGGAGAGATAAGATGTCCCCCACTGTAAAATTCTTTGTCTTGTTTTGATCTTCAGCATCAGTACCGATGAGCTTGTCATTG